CGAACATTGAAGTGCTGGCGTCAACAGCCTGTGTAGTCTGTCTCGGTACAAAGTTAACCAATCCGCTGACACCACTGAAAGGACCTGTTGTGGCTGTGTTTATGCCTCTGGTCTTGACAACAAAATCACTACTGCTAACACTATCATATTCAAATGTCACTGATGTGCCGCTGGAGTAAACGCCCCCTCCTACAGGTCGCTGAACTGATATAACTCTATAACTACGGTTTTCTTCAGCAAGACTAACATCATTGCTTAACCAAAATTCAAGGGCTTCAACAATGCCTGTGGGTGCGGTGCTGGTAATCTGCACCCTAGGACGAGCATCGATTTCTACCTTGCTGACTGTGGGTGTGCCAGGTGTGCCAATGCTACCGAATGTTATGATACCGTTGGCATCACTGCGTGTGAAACGGAATAGGTCTGCAATAGAATAGACATTAACATTATATTCTAATGCAGTGATGTCCATCATCAATGCACCGTCATTGTCCTGCTGTTCTTTGACAGCAATTATGCGGAATAGTTTGGCACTAAAACCAAATCTTGAATTTGTGACATCAATGACATCACCGGCTTTGAGATTGTAGTAGGTCCAATCTGTTTTGAATTGTATGACCTTGTCAATGCGGCTTTGTTTAAGTTCAATCAAGCCCAACATCTGTGCCTGAACGGGCTCATTGATGATGTCATAGGTTATGTTTAAGGTCTTGGGTTCTTCATTTGAATTGAGACTAAATGGTGACCAATCGGCTGGTACTGAACTGGTTGGCACTGAAATATTGTAGAAGTCTGCACTGTCGCGAAGTTCCCTATGTGGGAACTGCACCTTGACAGCATTGTATAAATCCTGTAGGCCCGTGCCGCTTACTGATATGTTGCCAATGATGTTAGTGTCACTGAAAGCAGCCACACTGGTTTCTGCTTTATTGATAATGACGCCCCACTTGCCTTCGTGTGTGTCATAACTTAGCCAACTTGCGGTAGCATTTAGTATGGCCTCTGAGTTTTCTAACACGCTGTTGGCTGTGTCAATGAGACCATTGATCTGATATCTATCTGAGAGTGTTTCTGCTCCTGTACCTTGATCGTCATAGGCCACACCGGCTAAACTGTAGGTATTGAGTGCAGTAATGTCTGTTGTTAATATGTCACCAGCGGCTATGCCTGCACCGTAAGTGGTGTTGGTAAGATAATCGTATAAAACATCGCCTGGTGTAAACATTGAAGTGGCAATGTTGAACTTAACATCCGGTAGTCCAGTAACACCTTTGTCTCTGTTGTAGTCTACCTTGACTAACGCAAACACTACATTGGTTAGAGCGTGGGTGCCAGAGGTCCAGTTGGGAAATACTGCTTCTGAGTTTGGCACGGCACCTGCAAAGCCTACAGGTAGTTGTCCTGCTGTTCTACCACCTGCATAAAAATAGATCTGTATAAGTCCACTGGCGTTGCGGTCAATGTTGCCTCCACGATCTAGTGTGTAGTCAACTGTGATACCGTCTGCTTTGAATTGCACTCGTTGGTCATTAAGGTAGACATTGTTTAGTGCATATGTTGTGGCTGAACTGGTTGAATATAAATTACCAGTCTTTTCTGTTAGAGCCAATGCAAACCACATTGTCTTGTTGTTGTTGGTCATCACGGCATCAATGATGTTGCCGCCAAAGAAGGCTGAACCGTATAACACTGGTATCTTGCTGTCAGCGTTGGGTTTGACCTGTAGTCTTACACCTTCATCAATGTTGTTGGTGCCGCTATCCTGTCCTTTGTTTGCACTCTTGCTGAGTCTGTTGACAGCATAACCTAATACGGCTGTTCGTGCTAATGTGCCAAATATGCTGTTGCCACTAACAATGCCTACAGCACTCTTGGCAAAGTCTACAATGCCTGATAGAAAACTCATTGTGGGGCTCCAAAGTTAAAGTTAGAACTCTGTAATGGTAGCACACGAGCCATATCACCGTTGGCAAAGTCACTGGGGTTAGTGCGTCTGCCTGTGATCTTGTCTTGCAACATTTCAACAACTGAAGTCACTGTAAGTGTTAGCACCACGGTGCCTGTGCTGGATCCCATATCCAAATCATCTGTTATATCGTAATTGGAAACTATGCCTTGAAACTTGCCAGCGGGGTTGCCAGCAATGCTCAGTAGTTCGCCAGTTGTGACATCAAAGAAACCACGGAATATTTTGCATTCACTGCCTTTGATTCTGTTGTCAATGATGTCTGTGACATTGGAACTAGGCACACCAGCAATGGCAATTGAGATATCACTAGGCGAAGCACGAAGTGTGTCTTCAGTGCTGCCGATGCTTAACAGTTGACCCAATCCAGTATAACTCAACCCCGCTATGCTGTAAGCCTTGTGGTAGTCACTGAATGTCAGTATGGCATACCCTGGTATGTCTAACTTCACAAACAGGTTGGTCTGTATGTTCTTGTAGGCACTAAGACTAATGGCCATTACAAACTCTCCGCAAATACAAACGGACCATCCCAGGCCACTTGGTCTCTAGCAAAGATATTCCAATTAGGAAACTTCACGCATATCACACTCCAAGTCACTGCCTGTCCTACCAATAAGGTGTAGGTGCCTGCGGCATCACGCAAGGGTCTATGTAGTGTAATAGTATTTGAATTGTGTGCAACATCAGCGGCTACGGTATAGACCTTGCCACTTGCTCCTAGTTGTATGAAGTCACCTGCTTTGAATTTAAACTGTCCTGCACTGAGTCCGCTGGTGCCACCTGTGATAGTTAAAGTATTGCCAGAGGTTGCTGTGACTGTGATAGCAGTGACATTGCTGAGATTACCTTGATAACCATTAAGCCAACTCTGACCTGCAAGATTGATCTGTATGGTGCCTACAGTGACTCTGTCTAGTGCTTCCATCTTTTCAATCAAGCCACGGAAATCACTCCACCTGGGTCCATTGGGCAATGACACTTCGAATTCCCATATCTGGCCACCTAGGCTTGTGGTCTTCACTGTGCCATCACGACTGGTGCTTTGTGCTACTTTCTTTTTCTTGTTGATACTGATTGCTTGACTGTAATCAATAACGGTTTGAAATGCTGTGGTCATTATTATCTCCTACCCGTCGGTATGGTTCGTCTACCTTGTTCAGTGACAGCGTAGATGAAACTTGGATCTGACGCCACTAATTGTTTGAAACTTTGTGCATCTACTGCTGATATGTTGTAGGTCACAGTGCCGCTGGCCAATTGATCGTTAGGAATAACACGATTGCCACTGGCACCTACTAATAGTTCAGGACCTCTTTCTCCTACAATCACAGGACCATTGGTGCCAATTAGGCCGCCTGCGGCAAAGCCTGGAATCAAATCACCGATGGATACTGATCCTCGCTTGCTGGTACTGCCAAACAAGCCACCAAATGTCTGTGCTATCAAGGATCTCACTTGACTGCGTAACAATTCTTCTAACACGCTGTTGAGGAAGCCACGGAATTCAAACTTACCTGTCTTGGCAAAGTCCACAATCTGGTCTTCCATACCTTGTGTTATTTTTCCAAAGACACGACCAGCGGTTTCAAAATTGTTTCTGGCTGATTCAGCGTAGGTCTTGAATGCTTTTTCAAACCCTTTGCTGAAGTTCTCTTGATTCTTGAGATCTTGTTCTTGTTGTCTTTCAGTAATTTTAATTCTTTCTTCAAATATCTCATTGATTTCTCTTTCTCTAGCGGCTCTTTCTGCGGCTGGTAGGTCTTTGATCTGTCTAATACGACGCAAGATCTCTTCACGCTTTTCTTCTATGTCTATTATGGCTTGTAAATTATTTCTTTCTCTGTCGGTGTCACCTAAAGAGATATTCAATAGTTTGTTGCGGTCTTTGATTTGATCATTCAATGCCTGCTCTTCTTCTCCGCGGGCCTTGCTGGTGCGAATAATTTCTTCAATGCGTTTGGCTTCTTTTGCTTGTTCTTCTGCCAGTCTTTCTCTTTCACGCTGTGATTGTTCTAAGAAACGCTGAACAATATTGGCTTCATCACTGGCTGCTTTGGCTGCAATCTCTGTTCGCTTGGCAGCAAGTTCTTTTGCTCTTTCTTCTAGTGTTAGTTTTGTATTAGCGTCGATACGCAGTTGTTCTTTAGCAATGTCTGCCTCAGAATTTATTTTTATTGCTTCAATGTCTGCTTGTAATTTATAGGTCTGAGCAGTTTCTTTGTCTGACTGTGACAAAAGACTGGCAAGTCTTTCTGTATTGCTTTTCAACAGTCCTTGTCGTTTGATATCCGCTTCCATTTCAGCAATGCGTTGAGCACTCTGTTTGGCTGCTTCTACACCACTTGGACTTCTATCACCGTAGCCACCTTCTTTAGGTTTGTCTTTGCTATTAAGTTTGGCTTGTGCGGCTGCTTCTGCTTTGGCGGCTGCTTCTTGTGCCGCTTTGAATTTGACCTGCTCTGCCTGATATTGTTCTCGATCTTTTTTGGCTCTCGCCACCAATGCGTGAACACCTGTACCAACACCTACAGGATCTTTTATGTTAGCACCAAACATATTGAGAACACCTGCTATGGCGTCAGTTGGTAAGTTAAGAATGTCTCCTACTAATGTGCCTAGTGACTCTGTGATCTTGGCCAAGCCACCACTGATACCACCTTCATTGACAATTTTAGCAAACTCACCAAACGCAATTACTAATTGTGTTTTGATTTGTTTACCGATCAACTCCATTGAGTCATTAAGTTTATCTAGTTCTTTTGCGGCTTCGTCGTATCTTAAATCAGCAATGTTGGCAAGTTTGTCTGTTTCTAGAGTTCTAATCACCTTACCGGCAATATCAATAGCGGCTGTCAACTCAGCGGCACTTAAACCACCTGCTCTAAACTTTGCAATAAGATCGCCAAAAATATCGTTGGCATCACGCACATTTCCATTAGCATCAGTTACAAAAATACCTAACTTCTGAAATGCTTTTTGCAACTCTTCATTGCCGCTGGCTGCTTCAGCCGTGCTTTGTCTTAGTTTGAATAATATTGCGGCAGCGTCTTCTGCTTTACCACCTGCGGCAATAACACTGGCTGCAAAATTATTCACTCTGCCTGCGGCTATACCAGTAGCACCACTGATGTCCATAACCTCACCGGCCAGTCTAAGTGCTGTGCCTCCTAGTGCTGAAAGAGCAGTACCGGCGGCGGCGGCCGCAAGACCCACAGGTCCTAGTTTACTAACAATACCACCTAGAGTGTTTTGTAGTGGGCCACCAACCTGTCCGAAACTTTCTACATCTGCTTTTAGATTCTGTATGCTGGCACTGGTGCTTTTAATGGCACCTTCACCAACTGTTTTAAATCTAAGAATAAAGTCTTCAATAGTGGCCATAGTCGCTCCTTACGCCTTGTCTGCTAGATATTTCTGCACTGCTTTGATAGTGGGTTCAGTCATACCAACACCACCTTTCTGTTTTGAGTATCCTTGATCTAATCTCACTGCATAGGGATAGTCAGCGTGAATGATATCATTTTTCAATCTTGTCTTACTGCGAGCATTGCCTTTGTCTACAGGAGTGTAGTCTTTGAATGTGTCATAGGCCACACGAGCCAAGGCTGTGGGAGTTGTATTCTGTTGAATATTTCTAAGCCGCATTGTTATGTTGTTGTTTGCGTTTTTCATTTTTTACTCTCTCCATCATTGCCTGCATCTGATCCATAGACAACTTGGGTGGTTGCTTGACTCCTGTGCTGGCTTCTTCTGTAATTCTATGTTCCCAAGCAACCAACGCTTCTGTAACCTTGATATCATACAATGTGCCTCGGCTTCGGACTTCGCTAGGCAATAGTCCATAGGCTTTGGCCATTCT